GTAGAACAGCGTTGGCAGCCGCAGTCACAGATCTGACGGGTACGTTAGAGCAACACATGATCAATGCGATCTACATCAGGAATGCAACACCCAGCATTGTAGACGGCACCATCACAGACGCATCGATCAGCGGGAGATTGACATTCGGTACACTCGCACAGATCTCCGAGGCATCAATCTTCAACAGATTCTCTCCGTACATCAAGTACACGAACATGTTCTACGGAGGATTTGACGGTCTAAACATCCTCGACAAGGACATGTCGGAGATGAATGATAGGTCGACTTCAACAGAAGCAGGCGGTAAGGCCATAAGTAATCCAAATATCGGATTAAATCTTGCATCAAATAACTTTAGTGCAGGTGTCACAAACTCGCTGATCGGTTCATACAGGTCTGCAGTCGATATCATGACAAACGCCGCATCGTCAAGAGCGAACATACTCACGATACCCGGAATTAGAGAGCCACTTGTCACCGACTACACGGCAACTGAAACTCGTGACTTTGCGAGAGCAATATACGTCATGGATATTCCTGCTTACACAGACAGCGGTGTGAGAATATTCACCAATAACGTTCTACCTGATGTGACTTACACAATAAGAAACTTCACAAATAGAAATATAAACAACAACTACGTCGCAACTTATTTCCCAGATGCATCAATCATCGATGAGTCATCAACCTCAGGCAACAAGCGTGTCAGAGTACCTGCCTCAGTCATTGCACTCGGTGCGCTGGCACAAAATGATGCCAGATCATATCCATGGTATGCTCCGGCAGGATTTAACAGAACTGCGCTCTCCAATGTAACAAATCTTGCAGTAAGGCTGACGAGTGCAGACAGAGACAATCTGTACGATGCAAGGATCAATCCTATCACGGCATTCCCAGGTCTTGGTTACGTTATCTTTGGTCAGAAGACATTGCAACTTGCAAGGTCTGCTCTTGATAGAGTCAACGTAAGAAGATTGCTTATTGAACTTGCAAGAATCGTCACCTCGGTCGGACTCCAGTTCGTGTTTGAGCCTAACATACCTTCCACCCGCTCTAGGTACGTTAATCTTTTGGCACCCCAGTTCGCAACAGTCCAGTCGCAAAGTGGTATCGACAGCTTCAGGATCATAATGGATGATTCAAATAACACACAACAGGACATCGAGGCAAATCGTCTGAATGGTAGAATCGTGATAGTTCCAACGAAAGCCGTTGAATATATTGCAATCGATTTCATCATAACTAACGAAGGCGTCGAATTTGTCTAATAAATACATTATGAGAGGTTAACATAATGCCCGCTTTACCGTACCCAGGAGTATCAATTACAGAGACCGATAGGTCAAGTGTCCCAACTCGTGTTACGACAGGAGTTCCTGCGGGCATTGTTGGAACTGCAGCGTCAGGTCCTGCGTATATTCCTCTCGTTTTCAACACATACGCCAACTTTACATCACTCTTCGGCATCTCAGGAGGTCGATTTGGACCGATAGCAGTCAGTGCTTGGCTCAATGGCACTTTGAATTCAAATGCTGCATACATCAGAGTCTTAGGCGCAGGTGATGGCCAGAAGAGGAGCACGGCTACAGGTGCCGTCAATCGTGCCGGATTCATCGTCGGCGAAGAGCAAGTGAAGTCATCAGGCATCGTAGGACAGAACCCATACGCCACCTCCGGCGGTGTTTTAGGTAGGACTTACTTCATCGGTTGCTTCATGTCAGAGTCTGCTGGTTCATCTGTCTTCTCATCAGCAGGCATCCAGAATTCGAAATCTGCTATCCCGATAATTCGAGGTGTAGTCATGACCCCGTCGGGTGTGACTCTAGCACTTTCGGGCAATAGTAACACAACAAACCAACCTACGACAACTGCTGCTGAAGGCTCGTCAGTTTCAGGATCAGTCACATTTGCTGACGGGACGTTTGTAATGTTGCTCAATGGACACGTTAACACTGTCTCAAGTCCAAACGTTATCACGGCATCGCTCAACTTCAATTCAGGCGGATCATATTTCCCAAATGTCCTCAACAAAGATCCGAATCGTTTCCAGGAGGCAGGTCACTACCTCTATGCCTGGTATGACATCCAGGATTTTGAGGCGGTAATCACAGGATCAGACATCCTTGCATCACCTTCATCGTCAGGCGACGCAAACAAGCAGGATGCAGTCTTCATCACTTCATCATCGATAGGGCGCAATGCTTCATCGGCAACTACGCCTAACTTTGAGCAATTTAGAGAGCGCTTTACACATCCAGTCTCACCCTTCGTTGTCTCACAAGACTTCGGTGGTACCAAGTACGACCTCTTCAGAGTCCATGCAGTCTCAGATGGCATCACGACAGATGGTAGCCTTTCACCGGATCTTAGCAAGAATTACAAGATTACAATTAGCAATCTAAGCCCAGCACAGGCTCCACAGGAATATGGAACGTTTGCTCTGAGCGTAAGGCCTGTCAATGATCCTGATGATGGCGCTGGTGAAGTTGAAAATGCGCTTTACTACAGGCAGTCTCTGTCCTTTGATCCTAACTCAACAAATTACATTGCATCTGTGATTGGTGACCAAAACATCTATTTCGACTTCGACAGGAACAACGGCAGTCAGAAGATCGTGGTTGAAGGTGACTATCCTGTCACCAACAACTACATCAGAATCGAACTCTCGGATGACTTTTTGGCAGGAAACGTCCCAGCCGCAGCAATTCCTGCGGGGTTCAGAGGACATGGTTACCTCTTCACATCGGGTAGCAGTCTCGCAACATTTTCATCGACGGACGCAGCAATCAATGCAGGATACGATGATGTGATTCGCAGGGCAGTGACTCCTCCAATACCCTATAGGAATAACATCAAGACGACCGGTGCCGGCACTACAACCAGTGATTATTACACATGGGGCACAAAAGTCGAGATCGGTTCAGATCTTGTCGATGAGAACAAGACTCCATCATCACTTTCCTCGGTAATCAACGGATCTTTCACCAGCTTGATTAAGTTCTTCCCATCATATGACTTGACTGGCAAGCACTTCTTCGTTGACGACTCTACAGCTGATACATTCCAAAACTCCCTGTTCACAATTGAGAACATAAGAGTCACGACAGGAGCGCTGGGCGACACATCACCGGAGACGATCAACTGGGCATCAGCGTCATACGTCAGGCAAGGCGGAATCACAACAAATGACACGAACAAGTCTAGAGCCTTGTCAATAACAGACCTTGAGGACGTGACAAATAGGAACAATGTCTCCTTCACCTTCATGATGCAGGGCGGATTCGACGGTGTCAACATCTTCGATAGCGAGAAGGTGAATCTCACCGACCTCGCGGCTACAAGAGAGATCAATGACCCAGCAAATCAGGGCGGAGTCAATGGACCAACAGTCGCGGCTTACAAGAAGGCCATCGACGTCATGGGTTCAACAGCGGATGTCAACATCCAGCTTCTAGCAGTCCCAGGCATCAGAACACCTGCAGTGACAAACTACGCAATCTCAGCGGTCGAAAATCGATTCGATGCCATGTACATCATGGACATCCAACAGAAGACAGGGCTGAACACATACGTCACATCGAGCGATCAAGATGTTTCGTCTTTCTACACAGTCGCAGACTTCAAGTCTAGAGGACTTAACTCCTCTTTCGCGGCAGCGTATTTCCCAGACATCTTTGTCCAGAACCCAGACCTGAATGCAGCAGGTGGCAGTGATGGACCTCCGTCATACGCAGTTCCCGCCTCAGTTGGTGCACTCTCAGCATACGCAAGGAATGATGCTTACGCACCCTGGTATGCACCTGCAGGCACAACACGCGGAGTCATCTCGACAGCGGTAGAAGGTGGAATTGAAGGTGAGAATTCACCTGATCTCGGTTCCATCTACGATGCGGACATAAATCCTATCGTGAAACTCTCAACAGGCGGGACCGTCGTGTGGGGTCAGAAGACTCTACTCCGTGCGGCATCTTCACTCGATAGAGTTAACGTGAGAAGACTGCTAATCGACGTCAGACGCAGAGTCAGAGCCGTCGCTAACAGCCTCCTGTTCGAGCCTAACACACAGACAACACTTGACAGGTTCAATGCGCTTGTCAATCCTATCATGCAGGACGTCCAGAGCAGGTCAGGCATCACAAGATATAAGGTGGTCATCGATACATCCACAACGACCCAGGCAGACATCGACAATAACACGATACGCGGCAAGATATTCCTACAGCCTGTCAGGACTGCGGAGTTTATTTCTATCGACTTCACAGTTAATGCAACATCTTCAACTTAATGATACTTAGAATAGAATAACGGAGATCCAATATGGCCGAGACACTCTCAGTCACTGATATGTTACCCAACAAATTTGAGCCAAAGAGAAAGCATCGCTGGGTCTTTGCTATCGAGGGAATCGACGCCTTCCTCATCAGAAAGGCAGCCCGCCCCGGTTTCAACATGCCAAGCAAGGAAATTCCTTGGATCAACACACAGAGATACATCTCTGGCAAGCTCAAGTTTGACACCATGTCGGTCGACCTTCACGATCCAATCGCACCCTCAGGCGCACAGCAGGTGATGGAGTGGGTCCGCACACACCACGAATCCGTCTCCGGACGCAGCGGTTACGCTGACTTCTACAAGCGCGACATCCAGCTTAAGATGCTTGACCCAATTGGCACCGTTGTTGAGCTTTGGGACATCAAGGGCGCCTTCCTAGAAAGTGCCAAGTTCGGCGATGTCTCATACGACGGAGACGACGTTGTGTCTGTCTCAATCACGATAAGATTTGACAATTGCGTATTGCAGTTCTGATTCTTAGCATTTAAGACACGATTGGCCTCGCTAGTTTACCTAGCGAGGCTTTTTGTTTTAATATACCTGTTGACCATGTAAGATGTTACAGGAGCCTGTAAATGCCTAAAAAGAGTGATGTATCCGTAAGCCCAAATGAAGCTTTCTCACAGATACCCAAGACAAATCCTGTCCAGGATGACTTCGGTTGGACGATTCCTGTTGAGAATGTTCCGCTCCCATCTTTGGGCAAGATCTACCCTGTGAACTCTCCAGTCCACGGTAGAGAGACTGTCCAGATCAAGGCGATGACTGCACAGGAGGAAGATATTCTTCTTAGCCGAGCGTTACTGAAGGACGGAACGGTCCTTACGCACTTAATGAACAGCTGCCTCACTGATAAGAGCATTAACGCAAGAGAGCTCATCGCAGGCGATAGAAATGCGCTTCTTGTGTCAATCAGGATTACAGGATATGGCTCGGAGTACCGAGCAGAAGTCATGTGTCCATCGTGCAGCACGAAGCAATCGGCAACCTTTGACCTCTCAGAGCTAGAGATTAAGCGTCTTCCTGTCGATCCAGTTACGCCAGGAACAAATCACTTTGAATTCACTCTTCCTGTCACAAAGAAACGTGTGATATTCAAGCTGCTGACCGGCCGTGATGAGGAAGAGATTGCCACGATGCAAGAGCGCCGCCGCAAGGCCATGCCTGACATTGTCGTCGAGAATGTCATCACTTCACGCCTTGAAAATAGCATAATCTCAATTGACGGAATTACAGACCGGAACAAGATGAACGCATTCATCAGGTCGATGCCTGCTTATGACTCACGTTCGCTTAGGAACTACATGAGTGAGATTGAGCCCGGAATTGACATGAATGGCCGACTCTCGTGCGTGAAGTGCGGTGTCGAGTCTCCGGTGCCTCTTCCCCTCGGGGCATCATTTTTTTGGCCTTGATCAGGGACACCGCGAGGTCCAGCTCGAACACTTTTATATCTTGATGAAGCATCTGACGGTGAGCTATGACACGCTCAAGCAGATGCCTATCAGGTTTCGTGACTGGTTCATAAAGCGGATCATTAAGGACCACACGCCAAAGAACACAACGAATTCAGGCGGAATTGAGATCGATGACGACACGCCGATATCTCAGGTTCTCGGGAAAATGAATAATTAGCCTTAGAGAAAAAACACATGGCTACACCACCGGCGGCGCCGACACCAAATGACGTCATAAATGCGCAGACTGTCTATGATACTCTGTCAAAATCTGCAGATCTCTTAGACACGATATACGCGAAATACGGAAAAGCTGCGAATCTCATTATCGGGCTCGAAGGAATCCAAGCCGCAAGAGGCACAGACCTGTTCAAAGCGCTCTATGACCAGATGGAGAGAGCGTCACAGGTTCCAAGGCAACTTGCTGCAGAGATCACAAATAGTTCCGTTCTAGCCTCAGATGGAATGTCAGCCGTCTCTAAAAACTTCACTGATTCTCTATACAAAGATCAGCAACGGCTTGCAGAAGAGTCGATAAACATCTTCAAAAGAGTCAATACGGCGAACGGCGAAGTTATTGAATCGTCGAGCCCGAAACTCGCGGTGTTTTTCAAGGATGCCAAAGAGCTGAATCAAGCTTTCTTTGATTCTGCAGTCGCTGAGACGCGATTGTACATGGCAGCAATGAGAGACGGATTCACCGATGAGACCTTCAAGTATCGAGAGATAGCAGCTCTGGCGAATAAAGGTCTAGGCGTCGATGCAACAACACTGCGCGCGCTTTACCAGGAAGAGTTCTCTAAGACAGGCAAGATCACAGGTGAGTTTGTTGAAAAATATGCAGCAACCATCATGGCAGCCTCAGCTGCTACAGGACTAAGCACAAAGCAAATTGCAGGTGACCTCGCTGCTGCCAAGGCTGATATTGAGAAGTTTGGCAACAGTTCAGAAGCACAGATTGCTGCACTCTCTGTCCCAATTAGAAAGTTAGGCCTAGACATGAAAGATGTGGGCGACGTGATCGGCAAGTTTATGAGATTTGAAGACGCGACACAGGCAGTCTCAAACTTTGCTGCAGTCACAGGTGCCTCTCTCGACACAATGGATCTCTTCTACAAAGCCAACAGCGGAGACAAGCTTGACTTCTTCAGGTCGTTGAAGCAGCAACTGACAGATCAAGGTGTCGCCATTGAGAATCTGACACACCAGGAACAGCTATACCTTGCAAAGGGCCTCGGCCTGAATCTTCGGCAATTCCAGTCGTTCATGAGAGAAGATGCTGACATCACAGAAGACATGATTGACGAGATGATCGAGGAAAACGCTCAAAAGACTGAGTACACAGGCAAGGATCTTGCAGACAAGCTCGCACAGACAGGCGGGCTCGCAGCGCAGACACTTGAAGCCATGAAGCCTGAGAACATAAAGCAGATCGCAGAAGTCGTGCGCGCGCTTGCAGGAGGAACGTCAGATTTTGCCGATTCTTTCAATAAGTTCGGTACCACTCTTTTAGGCATGACTGAGCAGGCACTGCCTCAATTCGCCGAAGCAGGCAAGGATATGTCGAAATCATTTGTCACCGGCGTCGGAGAGATGCAAGCGAAGTGGGTGCAGCTCAATGCCTACTTGGAGAAAAACCTAGAAGATGGTGCCTTTAAGAAGCTTGTAGAATACATC